ATTATTTTTTGATTAGCCCCAAAAGTTTACTTGTAAGGTTAGCAGCCCATTGGGGTTGCGGGACATGCCAACCAATTAATGCACCTATCAATAACCAAAAAACCGTTTCTAACATATTAGTCTCTTTCGCTTTTTACTGCTATAAATGGCCATGAGGATAGCTTTGTAGCTATATCTGCCTGATGATGAGCCAACTTCATCAAATACTGCTGGGTATGTTTAACATGATCAGAAAGATGAGTAATACTCTCTTGCATAATGCATATATTTTCTTCAAGCTGCTTAAGTCTTGTACTAGTTAGATCCAATGGATCTTCGGAATATTGCATCGTATTTTTCTTTTTTAAAACTTAAAAACGGTGAGTATTTTTTAATAATTCTAGATGTATCAGGCCATATCAGATCGTCTTTTAAGTCTACGTCAAGTTTATTTATAAAGTTATATAGCTTATTTAGGATAACTAGAGTTTCAATAGATAAGGAACCCTTAAGGTACATTTTAATAATAGGGGGATGCTGCTTATCGGTTACCTTGAATAATTCCATAAACCGAATAGAATTCTTTTCTGCATGAACAACCGCCAGGTCTAGTTCTTTCTCAAACGTATAGGTCATTGATTCTACACGCTTCTTCCAATTAACGTAGCGCTCCCTGGCGTCGACATTAAAAACACCACCCCACCTATCACCCGAAATAAAATTAGCAACCAGAAACTCCACCACATCTTTATCGGAATAGCTTTCCGCGACTCTGGTAATAGATAATAGATCCCTACGTTTTAAAAAAGATTGCTGCGTAGCTCGCACCCTGCCCTGCTGCTTAATCACATCGTAGGCGTCGGTGGTAAAATGCAGACGTAATGCCAGATAGTGACGATACACATTAAAGGGCGTCATAGAAATCATACCGGTAGATGCCCACGTGGTTTAATCATATTTTCCTGCTCGGCTTCAATCTGTATCTTCTCACGTAATTTTTGATTAATTAGCGGACCAATACTATCAATGTCAATATCTTTTTCATTACAGTAATTAATTACAGCATCCATATAGCTGAGATCATGCTTGAGTCGCATTTCATCTATATAGATACTAAATTCATTAGGCGATCTAAATCTCTTAGTAATTATTAAAGCGTCAGTAAGTTGTTCAGTCATCATACAAAGTAAATTAAACCCAGGCAAATTGCCTGCGCTGCAAAGCCAATTCCAATAGTTACCACCATCAACATATCTTTGATTATAGCTGATCTTATAAAATAAAGCAACAGTCCCGCCCATACAAGTAGTGTAATATCCAGGGGAGGCATTTTATCAGTATGCCCGGTCATGGCGGCTATAAAGCTGGGTATAGTGGCACACATAATTACCACAATGCTAAACCAGGCAATAGTGTCTGCTGTAGCCTGAGTAAACCCCTCAAAGAATTCTATAGTAGCTTCTTTGATCATATTAATCTTTTCCATTGTTTCCCCTAAGTTGATTTTTGTCGCCATAAAATATATGATGTCCTATCTGAGTTATCTTTGGCAGCCCCCAATTTGGCTGTACATAGTCTGCATGGTAGTAGTAGGCCCCCTTTAATGAAGGTAGACGAAAATTCTCCAGCAGCACCTTCTTTGCTACTTCCATAGATTCAATATAGGCTGCATTGGATTTGACCATAGGTCCATGTTCACAATACCAGGAAAATTGACAGATTACTTTACCGTAAACGACATTCTTTTGGTATACAACATTACAAATATCAGAAGGCCATTTGCTAGATTCAGATCTATTAATGGTGACCTGGGCTACCCCCACCTTGCCCTCAAAGGGCTCATGCCCGGCTTCGAAGTAAATATTTTTAGCCAAACAATTTAATTGCTTCTCTCTTTCGGCCATTGTGATGGGTGATGCATTATATGTTTTTGTGTTAAGATATTCTATTTTAGAGGTTGTAAATTTAGCTATGGCAAATATTGCCAAGGCTACGAGACTTAATTTTACAATTAAGTTTAGTACTCGTATCATTGAAGTTCCTTTTAAAAGGTTAATGAGATAAGTTGATTCTGTTGCTAAGTTCAACTTACAAAACTCCGATGGTGCTTACGCGGCCATCAAGTAACGGGAATCGTTTGCTTTTACTTTGGTTTGCTTCTACGACCGAGTAGAGCGTCTTTCTATACTATGGGTATAGCGACTACACTGTATCTCAATCCTACGGGTTCTGCTTTCCCGAGCTGTCCACTCTGTTACTCTTTGCCCTGTCGAAACTATTCAGGCCCGTCATAAACATACTTCATGGATGAACCCACGTGTCACCTTGCGGTTAGAGTATGCTTATGGTGGACCTGGGGGGATTCGCACCCCCGTCCAGAACACTTTTCTCTTTGCTTCATACAGCAATAACTTGTATTATATATGCTAATGAGTTACCAGGCAACTAGTTACTATCAACACCAATATTTAGATGAATCTAAACTGTCCCAATATTTCTTATTGTTACGGTTAGCAAAATTCTTAACCAAATATTTAGCCATACCAAGATATCCCATTTTTTTAAACCTACGACTATCCTGTCCAAAGTGATGACGGATGATTCTAAACTTTTTAGGGCTATACATCCTGGACAGAAAATAATCTTCGGAGGTTGAGAAGCGTTCAGGGAAGCCACCAAATTCTTCAAACCGATCTCTGCGTGTTAGCATGAATGCTCCAACAGCAAAGGGTGAAAAATATTTCATAGCGTGATTTAAGGTATTAAAGATAATGAACCCAAGCTTGGCCCTTGTATCACGGTCATAGCATTTAATTTTTAATCCAATAAGATCCAGGTCATTTGATTCTATTGCACTAACAGCATCTTGAATTACTGTGTTCTTAAAGAAGCGCACATCAGCATCTATGAATAATATGTATGGGGTGGTGACTAATCTGGCACCACGATTTTTTGCAATACTAACCGGGCCGCCGTCAATAATTTCAATATTCAAACCTACGCTATTGCCTGCTATAACTTGTCTAGTTGTGTCAGTGGAACAGTCTGCAATAATAATTCTGGTATCGCCAATGTCTTGCATACGTAGGGCATCTAGTAAATGGCGAATGTACGTTTCTTCATTTTTGCAAGGAACTACGATAGTAATTTTATTACCAAGTTTCATTATTATCTTTCTCCTTTATCCAAGTTATAATTTCCCAACGACCGTCGTGGTGTTCAACTAATGCAGTACATGATTCGACCCAGTCACCATCATTCATATATATTACACCATTGATTTTTTTAATTTCTGCGTGATGAATATGCCCACATATTACACCATCAAAGCCAAACTTTTTGCAATGGGCTGCTAGATTTTCTTCAAATTTAAATAAAAAATCTACTGCTTTTTTAACTCGGTACTTAAGAAAACGACTAAGGCTCCAGTAACCGAAACCCATACGATGACGTAGCCAATTATACTTAGAATTGACATTAAGTATGAAATCATAAGCTCGATCTCCTAAAAATGCTATCCACGGCGCTAATCGGGTAATACCATCAAACATGTCTCCATGTATCACAAGATAACGTTTTTCGTCTGCCCCTATATGTTCAATTTGATTATGTATTTCTATTAGACCAAAATTAAATCCATATGGGAGCATGGGTCTTAAAAATTCATCGTGATTACCTGCTATGTATATTACACGGGTTCCACGTTTAGCATGACCAAGGACCCGGCGCACCACGTTGCTGTGACTTTGTTTCCAGCGCCAATTGTTTTGTTGTATCTTCCATGCATCTATTATATCTCCTACAAGGTATAAGGTGTTACATGTGTTATGCTTTAAAAAATTATTTAGCTTATCCGCTTGACAGTCATTGGTGCCTAAATGTACATCGGAAATAAAAATAGAGCGATAAGTTTTGGTTATCATATCCGTATCACTGCCCCGACCACTACATTAATGCTAATGAGTTACCAGGCTACTCTTACGCTCATATAAATCCCGAAAATGAATTAATCGCTTTACATGGGTATCTCTTTTCTCTACAAATACCTGTGATTCTCCGTCTTCCACCGCTATAGCTACTACGGTTTGTGAGACTGGTATTCCGAATTGTTCTTCAAACATAATAGCATAGGCCGAGCACTGCATAAAGTAATTTTCAATATATTTCTTATCTTTTTCTTTGGCAGATGTCTTGAAGTCAATCACCGATAAAACGCCATCAAACTCTCCCACGCAATCAACCGTACCGGCTATACGCAGATGATCTGAATACATTCGTATCTCTTGTGCGTGCACATTATCTATACGCTGCAGGGTGGGAGAGAATCTTTGAAATAAATCTCTTTCATATGGAGTTTGAAAGACAGGTTCCAGATTATTAATAAAATTCTCGCATGCTTTGTGCAGCTTAGTCCCCCTGGTGGAGGCTTTACCTGATATCTTACCTGCTTCTTCCACTCCCACCCTGTGTCTCCAATCCTGTATTGCTTTGCGATTGTATTCAGATAGAACGGTGGTGATAGATGGGTACTTATTACCCTCGGGGGTTAGATAATGTCGAACACCATTTTCATTAAGTTGCTTAAGTCGTGGCACTACCTTATCAAGTTTTACATGATTAAACATTGCATTTAACTCGACAATACTTCTATTGCATGCTCGTAGTGTTGTATTCTATCAGGTAACCCAATAGTACCACCATTAATTTTTTTAGTCATAGTAGTTAAATCACCTGAATCGGCGAATTGATTTAACTTGTTTTTACTCCAGAACCAGCATGCTGAATGAATAGCATAGTAAGGATCCAATAGAAGATCTGGGTCCTCTAGAAGAGTTTCATCTTGAAACAATGCTTGCGAACAAGCTCGGTAATTATCCTT